TAGTGGTTGAGGGTTCCTTAAATGTGATTGCACAAGGAGCTATCGGCCGTTATATGGCAAATAGGTTGGCTGCGTTCGGTATTGACCTAAGCGACCAATCTCGCAATCAGGAGTTGGCGAAGCAAGGGAGTATCGACGGTAGTCTCGCGACTATCGATCTGGTGTCAGCTTCCGATATGATGTCGATTGGCATCGTCCGGACGCTATTGCCTTGGGAGTGGTACTTTTTTCTAAGCACCATGCGTTCATCGGTGGTAACACTGAATGGACGTGAGCTCGTACAAGACAAGTTCAGTAGCATGGGGAACGGTTATACGTTTCCTCTTCAGAGCCTGATATTTTGGGCTCTCGCGTCTTCAATCTGTGAAGGAGGTGATGTTGTTTCCGTTTACGGAGATGATATCATTGTTCCCACAGCCCACGCCGAGCAGGTCATGCGCCTACTGCAGATCGTGGGGTTCGAGCCGAACTTGAAGAAAAGCTACTGGCAGGGTCCCTTCCGGGAATCCTGCGGGGCTGACTACCTTAGGGGTTCGAACATTCGACCCTGGTATCACAGAGATGTGATAACTCCGGCCGAACTCTTCCGGTTGCACAATTTTTATGTGCGCCACGCTATGCTGGAATCGGCTTCTCGAATAGAGGAGCTGATCAACCCAGCGTTGCGTATTTACGGCCCAGACGGTTTCGGCGATGGTCACCTTTTAGGTGACTGGCAGAAACGTGCCCATAAAAGGGCACAGTCTCATGGCTACGGAGGAGTACTTTTCGATACGTACAAACTCGGGTCTCGTCGCGATGAGCGACGTCACAAGCTTGGGTTTCGTGTACTACCCGCTTACACGATCTATGTTCGTGAGAACAGTGAACGTGTTTTACCTATTGAACTCGACGAAGTCAGCAACCTCACGGTTGCGCAGCTTCTTGCTGCAGTCTTGTATCAATCTGTAACGGCTGTGGAACCTTTGCCGGAAGGCGAAGATCCACTTAACGGAGGCGTCTTCAAAAGATGCTCTCTGCCGGGCACTGATGGTTATCGAAAGGTTTCGATCTACACCTTTGACCGCGACTAATTAGTCGTTGCGAAAGCATGGAGGGGCTTTGCCTCGTAAGCGAAGATGGC